CATCCCAGTGCCGCCGCAATGATCAGGGAGACCACCTCGTTGAAATGGGTCACGATAAAGCTTTCCGTGGGGTTCACGCTCCCTTCACGCTTGTCAGACCCGCTTTTGCAATGATACTCGGGTAATCCTTGTAGACATGGTTCATGTCCACCACGCCGCTCACACCAGCCACCTTGCCCTTGGAGCTGTACTGCCACATACCGTGCTTGCGGGTCGGCCGCTTGTTCCGGTAGTCCGCCAGCCATAGGTCAAAGTCATTCAGCTGCCACATGTTCAGGTTGTAGTCAGCAAAGTTCGAGTAGGTGTACAGGATCGCGTACAGCCCCCACTTTTCAATCTCCCTGAGCTCCATTTTGACTAGTTTCGTCAACTCTGCTGCGGGCAGACTTTTCAGACGGGGGTCCTCCACGTCCATAGCAATGGGCAGCTCAAAGCTCTTTCCTTCCAGGCAGGTCTTGAGCAGGTTCAGCTCCTTCTTTGCCATGCCTTCCGTTACCGCAACGGTGTAAGCATATACGCCAACTGGCAAACCCACAGATTTGGCCCCGGCATAGTTCGCTTCAAAGTACGGATCGACGTAGAGCTGCCCGCTCTTGGTGGAAACTGCACGGATCATCACGCCGCCTACTTTTCCGCTGGCCTTGACTTTTTTCCAGTCAATGGTTCCCTGCCAGCGGGAAACGTCGATGACATCAAGCATTCCCCTGCTCCTTCAGTTTCTCGGCCAGCTGGGTGCACAGCTTTTCGTACTCCTCTTCGGTCAGGCGGTCGTTGGCAAAGAAGATATCCAGCTTCCGCTGCATCCCGTTGGTCTTGCCGCGTTCGATCAGGCGTGCACAGGTGTTGTAGAGTTCCATTTTAATTCCTTTCTGCTCACGTTCTGCATGAGCCATCTTAATGTAAAAAATCGCTCATCAGCATTCCTTTTCAGTGGGCCAATAAGCGAAACGATACAAATGGGCTGACCCGGCTCTTATGTCTCCGGCGTAACCCCCAGCTCCAGCAGCGTCAGCCTATACTCCTGATCCACCATCAGGCTGTCGGTGTCATTCTGGGCGCTTTGCAGGGCGGCCAGTGTTTCGGGCAGGGTGTCCACGGCTTTCTGACGTTCTTCCTGCTTCTCTTTTTCGGCCTTCTTTTTCGCCAGTTCCTCAGCCGTGTACTTGATGTATCGTATGAACGCCACTTCTTCATCGTAGGCATCCCGAGCCTGTACACCGGGAACATCGATCACCTCATGGACATCCCGACCATACTCCTTGCCATTGGCATCATAGTAAATAGCGGGGGTTCCGTCAGGCTTTAGGTTCACCTCATAATGGCTGACTTTTTTCACGCCTTCTACCGCATCATGGTGTACGGTCTTGGTCTCGTTCTTCAGCCAGCCAAGCTCGAGGTCGGGATTCTCCACGGGGTTGTCGTTCTCATCCACAAGCTCTGGGGTGGGGTTCGCCACAGGGGGCGGCAATTCGGGGAGCTCTCCATAGTAGAAATCATCTTCCATAGAGGTTCATCTCCTTCCATTTTGATTTTTTTTTTCATTTCGGACTTTCGGCAGTTTTCGCACTTCTCAGCGCAGGTCTGCCGAATATTGTAGGTGAAACTACAGCTATGGCAACATGGCGATTTGTGACTCCTTCTGGTGCATTTGCAACTGCATCCAGTCAGCCTGGTCCCGATGGATACGCCAATAATTTGGGTCTGAACGTGAACTTCTATGCAAGCCGTTGCTCCTCTGTCTATGGCAATTCGTCCACAGTCCAGCCTGCTGCATATTACGTGTACATGTGGCGAAGAACCGCATGATCACGCAGTGCGCCGCCACATATAAACATAGTAGGCGGCTGGTTGAACAGTGGAAGCATTGCCGTAAATACTGTTGTACGAGGCTGCGTTAAAGTAGAAATTGCCCCAGGTAAATGTGCCATCATCGCCATTACGAACAGCGCTTCTGCCGTTTACTGCTACGCTTAACGCACCTGAACCAGACGGGCCGCCGCCGTGCCATGTATCTAAGACTGCACCCTTAATATTCGGCAGACCTGCGCTTACGGTGCTGCCTGCGCCGTGGGAACTGGAAACGCCCATCAGCACACGCTCAGAAGCGATGCTCTCCCACGTTCCGCCGAATAAGCTTGCCGGACTGGTGGAACTGGTACTAATGTAGATGGCACCAACGGGGTATGCAGAAAGAGTGCCTCCGGTGCTTACTCGTGCCCAGCCGGAAAAATTGTTGCTGCTGGAGAAACGCTGACGAAACATCATTGCCCCAGTGGTGTGCGCTACATAAACTTGTGTGCATGAGCCGGCAATATTAAAGACGATCACTGCGCCATATGTGTAAATTCCCGATGGAGAATTACTGCCGAAGCTACCTGGGACAACCATCCAGACACCGGTTGTCAGATCGTTCCAATTTTGATTTTTCGGCACGTCTCCTCTTTGGAGCAAAGCATTGCACGCATCCAGGGCCGTCGAGCACCCAGTTCCTCCTCTTGCAAGCCCTAGAATCCCGGAAGTGATATTGGCCGCGCTATGGTTATGCGCACTCGGTGGAAACGTACTCGGCTTATCCGTCACGGAATTCCAGTCGGTCTTGATGCTCTTGAACTTGTCGCCCACGGTCTTTGCGTCTGCGGGTGCGCCGTCAATGGTCAGGGTCTTGTCGGTGTTCACCACCTTCTTGGCCGCTTCCACCAGTTGGCGGGCTTCGTTCTCGCTGGCCTTGGCGTTTCCTTCGCTGGCCTTGGCGTTTCCTTCGCTGGTCTTAGCCTTCCCTGCGCTTGCTTCGGCTTCCTTGGCCTTGGCGGTGCAGGTGGCTACGCTGGTCCCCATGCTGTCGGCACTGGCTTTCGCATTGGTCTCACTGGTCTTGGCGTTGTCGGCGCTGGTGGCAGCCTTTGTTTCGCTGCTCTTGGCGTTGGTCTCACTGGTCTTCGCGTTGGTCTCCGAGGTCTTGGCAGCATTCTCACTGGCCTTGGCATTGGTCTCTGAGGTCTTCGCCTTGGCCTCGCTGGTCTTGGCCGCGTTCTCACTGGCCTTGGCGTTGGTCTCGCTGGTCTTTGCCGCACTGGCCGAACCTGCCGCCGCAGAAGCAGAGGATGCCGCCGCGTTCTGACTTGCCCTGGCTGCATTCTCGCTGGCCTTCGCGTTGGTCTCGCTCACCTTGGCAGCATCCTGGCTTGCCTTTGCCGCATCCCGTGCCGCTTCGGCCTGACGGAGCAGCTCTTTGATGTTGGCGATGCTCTGGTTCACAAAGTCCCGGGTCCACTCCATCGAGCTGGCGATGTATTCACGGACTTCCCGGCCGTAGATCGCCTTCCGGATGCCCGTAATGATCGCATCAAAATCCATTCCTATTCTCAACCTCCTCCATTTTGAGCCCTTACGAACTGCTCAGGTTGCCCAGCAGCTGGTTCAGGAAACTGATGATCGCCTGTGCGATCGTCCATACGCTGTCCATGGCCTGCTTCTGCACCTGCTGTTTGGTCAGCTTCTCGGGGGTCAGACCAAAAGTGAACTGCTTCTCGTTGGGTGCATCCAGTGGCAGCTTCAGCTTGGTACACACCAGCCACTTGTCGATCTCGTGGGGGCTGGAGATGATGTGGGTCTTGATCAGAAAACCCAGTCGGTCATTGCTTTCCCCGCTGTCCACCCGGTCGTAGGCGGTCAGGGTCATCACAGGCTCGATGTTCTGCTTGTACCCCTTCAGCTCGGTCTGTGCTTCTTTGCGCAGGTTGTCGTTGTTCGTGTTGCCATCGACCTGGATGCACTTCTCAATGATGCCGTACTTTGCTTCTGCCGCCTCGTCCCGCACTGTTTCCGAGATCGCGCTCACGGTGGTCGTCTTGAAGATCCACCATCCGCTGGTGGTCGTCTGGGTGCCGTATGCGGTCACACGGGTCACCACGTCGCTGGACATCTGCTCCACATAGCTGAAATCCAGCAGGTTCACGCCATATTCAATGGTCTGTGTCGTGGTGGCATCCGTTTCCACGAGGTAATCGATGTACACCCGCCATACCGCAGTGCCGTTGTCTGCCCGCACGATCCGTGTCCGCAGGTATCCGTCGTATTCTTCCAGCAAAAAGGTGTTCAGCAGGCTCCACTGGCTCTCGAACAGGGTTCCCTTGCTGGAGGTGTCGATGGTACGCCCGGGCTGGATGTTCACCTTCCCGATGCCAAAGGTCCCGTAAGGCCCCTGATAGTAGTCCTTCAACGCCTGCGTTGCAAGGTAGAAGATGCTGTTGGAGGGCACGCTCGACCACTGCTCCAGCGGGTTGTCGGTGGTCAGGTAGTAGGTTCCGCCGTTCACTTTCGGCACAAATCGCTGGAGATATCCCAGCACGCCCTCGGCATATAGCTTGTAGCTCAGGTCAAACAGCTTTTCCGTCTCGGTCACATAACCCAGCCAGATCGGTTTGCTGTCTTCTTCCACCACCAGCCACGTTTTCTCGTACTTCAGGGTGGTGTACACGGGGTTCTTGTAGCTGCCGAATGCCGTGTTGATCTGGTATGGGATGGTCGCCTCAAAGCTGCCGAACTCGTTTTTGGCCAGGTTCAGCACCGGGTCTTCGAGGAATCGGTTGGAAACGCTTCCCTCTATCGTGTCGCCCTGGGAATCAAAGATACACTCCCGGGTGTCCCACTGGAACCCCAGAGCACTCGTGCCGTTAAAGGTCTCCGTCTTCTTTGAGATGGTTCCCGCATAAACTTGATATCCGATGGCTCCTCCCTCCTTTCTGCATCCATTTTGAAATTTCGTAAAGCTGACGGAGAGGTTTATAGATATGCTGGCTGGTAATACAGGTTGAGCGTTCCCTCACCCGCCATCAGGCCAGCCACCCGCACTTCGTACACGTCATATCGCAGATCGTTGTCGATCAGGCCGATGTCCACCTTTCCCGCGCTTTCGCTCAGTTGGGCTGGGATGGGCGATTCTGTCACCGCCGGAAGTCCCAGCTCTTTTGCCTTTTCGTAGGGGTAAGTCTGGCTCTTTGCCAGTGTAACCCCCACAAAACCGCTACCGGTCCATTTTGCTTGCAGCAGGCTCGGTTTTTCGCTGGGCGGCATCCGGAAGGTCTTGGTCTGGAGTGCCTTGATGGGGATGTCCTTGCAGTAGGGCACGGCCAGATCGGTCTCAAACCCAAAGGTATCCCACACCCAGTCCTCCTGAATGTTGTCGTACAGGAACTTGAACGGGTAAAGACTGTAAGCAAAGGTCACGACGCTGTGTCCGTTCTTCTGCTTGATGCCCCCGTTCACCCAGACACGCCCCAGATAAAAGAACGCCGGGTCATCCTCCAGACGCACCCTGGTCTGTGCCGGGATCGAGTTGCTCTTCGCCAGCGCTCTGGAAAGATACTCCAGCGCTCCGGTTCCCACAGGGGTCGAAAGGTTCTGTCCCCGCCACTCGTCCGTATCCAGATAAAACTCCCAGCTTCCCTCCCGGGCCTTGAACACCGGATAACCCGTCAGGCTCTTGGAAAGGTAGGTGGTTCCGTCTCGTCCGGGTACGTTCACGGAAAGGACTTTCTCCACCGGGGGAGCCACCACAGGCCGGGAGACCGGGATCATCTTCCAGTCATCCCAGGTGTTCTTGTCACCAATGGTGATGGAATGGTACATGGCTCCTCCTTAACTCAGCATGTCGGCAGGCGGCTGGAAGTCATAGGAGATGGTCAGCGTCACCCGTCCGTCGTTGCCGTTCTTGACGTTGCTGATCCAGCAGCGCCCTTTGTAGCTTCTCGTCTGCGCAGTGGAGAGCACGGTTCCGCCCAGCTCCATCCGCACCTCGCATTCTCTTCCCTGAATGATCCGCATCAGCCGGAAATAGGTGCTTGTCCAGTCACCTTCCCGGCTCGACCAGTCGGGGTAAAGCTGAATGCTTTGTTCGGTCTTGTCGGGGATGCCGCATCGCTCCCGCACATCGTCCATGGCGTGCCGTCCGTAGTCATCCCAGCTGGAATGTGGTACGCCGTCCGCCACATAATAAAAGTCCCAGCTCCCGGTCGAGTTCTGGAACACCCTCTTTCCCAGCGGAGCCTTTTCCGGCGTGCCGTGGTAGGAAGGAAAGTCCATCGTCTCGTATTTTTCCTCAAAGGCATTGACATGCAGGGGGTTCAGGGGGACCAGGTTGAAGTCTCTCGTGCTGTATTCCCGGGAAGCTCCTGCATTGTCATATACCTTAAAAATAAGCCCCGCAAATGTGGGGATCTGTGAGGAAAGCGCCGGGTCAGTTGCGCTCCGTCCCATCATCGGTTGTTCCTCCGGTTGATCTTCCCCAGCCCCTCGTCCACGTCGTTGATGATCTCGCCCACCAGTTTCCGGCCGTTCATCTGGACCTTCATGTTGGCCACGGCCCGGGCAATGCTGTCGATGTGCTCGCCCAATGCCTCCACGCTCGAAACGATGTCGGCGTTGGGGTTTGCCTTCTGGTCAGCCTTGTTGGCCTCTTCCTGCTGGGCCTTGGTCACCTCGGCTCTACGCACCACGTTGGCGGCAAGGCCTGCGGTGCGTTCTGCATTCAGGGCGACCGTGCCGTTCTGGAACAGGGTGTCGTTCAGCCAGTCCACTCCATTTTGAACGTCGCTCATGTCCACTACGGGCTGGATGCTGGGTTCATACTCGAAGTCGTCGCTGGCAATGTCGCCCACTCGCTGGGCCAGATCCATCATGGTGGAAAGGGCCGTGTCACTCACGTCCTGTACGCCCTGCACCACGGAGTCGGTCTCGTCGGTGATGCCCTGCGCCAAACCAAGGCTCAGGTATTCACCAATGCCCGCCATCACACGGCTGGGGGAATGGATCCCAAAGAAGTCGCAGAATCCATTCACGATGCTGCTGCCGAAGTCGCAGATGCCGTTCCACACCGCACCCGCCGCACCGGTAATGCCCTGCCATAGGCCGGAGACCAGGTTTCCGCCCACGTCCACCAGGCCCTTGAAGCCGTTGCTGATCCAGTCCCACAGGTTCGAGAAAGCATTTCCCAGCCAGTCAAAGAACCCGCTGAAGAAATCACCAATCTTGTCCCAGTTGGCGATCAGCAGTCCGCCGCCAGCGATGGCTGCGCCAATGAGCCAGCCTTCGGGGCCAATGGAGCCCAGCACGCTCACCAGAGTGCCGCCCAGTTCTCCCAGACCGCCCAGTAAGCCGCCGGAGCCAGTGATCATCTCGCCGATACTGCCAAGGCCGCCCAGTGCTTCTCCCAGCAGTCCCGTGCCGCCCGTGGCAGAGCCCAGCAGGCCGCTCATGTTGCCCAGGATGCTGCCAAGGTTCTCGGTCACGCCGGTCACCTTGACTACCTGTCCCATCACCTTCAGGGTACCGCCGCCTTGCGCCAGCGCACTGAAGGCTTTGGGCAGTCCCAGCAGAGCGTTCATGCCCTTGCTCATCATCAGGCGGCCGAATTCCGTGCCCATAAAGTCCAGCACGGTGGTAATGCCGCCGGTCACTGCCCCGCCCCAGTCACCGCTCACAAGGGCGGTAATGGTACCAAAGAGGTCGGTGATCACTTCGGTCACGCCGTCCTTGGTGGCCACGCCAAAGGCTCTGCTGAGCTTCGAGGCCATTTCCGGGGCGCTCTTCTGCACCTGTGCCCAGACGCTGTTGAAGCCCTCCTGAATGGGCCGCCAGTTCTTCGAGATGGAGTAGCCCAGCTGCATCATCATCCGCTTGCCGGAGTCGTCCAGTTCAAAGGCATCCGCCAGATTTTCCGCAAAGCCTACAAAGCTGTACTGTTCGCTTTGCAGGTCTGCCAGTGCATCCAGTGCGGTCTCGCTGTTCTTGCCAAACTTCTTTACAGCCTCGTCGTACTTCAGCTGCTTGTTCGTTACCTTCTTCAGGCTGTAGCTCATGCTGTCCAGTGCCGTGCCCACGCCAATGATGGCGGTCATGGTGCCCCGGGTGGCGGCTTTCCGTGCCTGGACGCTGTCGGCTCCGCG